GATGGACCTGTATCGGCGCTTGACGGGGCGCTCCGTGCCTCCCAGCGGGCCGTTCCGGGAAGTGTGGCTCATCTGCGGGCGTCGTGCGGGCAAGTCCATCATCACGGCCCTGATTGCGGTCTACCAATGCACCTGCCGGACGTTCAAGCGGTCGGCTGGCGAGCTCTTGGGGTTCGTGGTCATTGCCGGGGACCGGAGGCAGGCCAGGGTCATCAAGTCCTACATCGCCGGCATGCTGCGGATGATTGGGGCGCTCGAGGAGCTGATTGAGACGGACACGGCCGATGGGATTGTCCTCAAGAACGGCATCCGCATCGAAATCACCACGGCCAGCTTTCGGACTCTGCGCGGCTATACCTGTGTGGGCGCGTGCTGTGACGAGATTGCCTTCTGGCAGAACGACGACAGCCTCAACCCTGACAGCGAAATCCTGGCGGCCCTGCGCCCTGCCATGGCGACGCAGCCAGACGCCATCCTGGTGTGCCTGACCTCGCCCTATGCGCGTCGTGGGGAGGTCTGGAAGGCGTACCAGAAGCACTACGGGAAGGACGATGCCCCGGTCTTGGTGGTGAAGGGGGACACGCGGACGCTCAACCCCGAGGTTCCCCAAGCCTTCCTTGACCAAGCCTATGCCGATGACCCTGCCCATGCGGCTGCGGAGTATGGGGCGGAGTTCAGGACGGACGTTGAGGGGTTTGTGACCATGGAGGCGGTCGAGGCCTGTCGTCGGCGGGGGGTGTTCGAGCTCGCGCCTGAGGCCAAGCGTGACTACTTCGCATTCACTGACCCGTCTGGGGGCTCGTCGGACAGCATGACCCTGGCGATTGCGTATCTGGACCTCGATCGGGTTGTGGTGGCGGCCCAGCGGGAGCGGACGGCGCCCTTTGACCCGGATAGCGTGGTGCGTGAGTTTGCGGACGTGATGCGGACGTATCGGGTGGCGCGTGTGCATGGGGATCGGTATGCGGGGGAATGGCCTGTGGAGCGGTTCCGTGTGCATGGGATTGAGTATCGGCCGGCGGAGCGGACGAAGTCTGAGTTGTACCTGGCTCTCTTGCCCCGGCTGAATGCCCAGACGATCGACCTGCTGGACCATGACAAGACGGTGAAGCAGCTGGTGAGCCTGGAGCGGAGGACGGCGCGGGGCGGTCGGGAGTCGATTGACCATCCGCCTTCTGGGAAGGATGACGTGGCGAATGCGGTGGCGGGTGTGGCCTCTCTGGCGCGTCAACCCAAGGCCGCGGTGGCGTTCTCGGTGGTGGAGAAGTGCTTATGAGCCTGGTCATGGGCGAGCGCGTCGGGCCGGACGGGGAGTGGAGCCTGGTGTTGTGGCGGGACTATCTCCGCGTGGTGTATGGCCGCGAGGCCACCACGGTGAATGAGGCGCGGCGGTTGTTTGATGCGAGGGGAGACGCCTTGGCGCTCCAGAGCCTACAGCATTCGGTCTATAGCCTGCTTGGCCGTGGCTTCACGCCCGACCAGGTTGAGGACTACGCCCTGTGACCAGCCGTCCCCGCGGTCGTCCCCCGCTGACTGTAGACCAGCGCCGCGACGTGATGAGCACGCGCCTACCCCCTGCGGTCTATGACGAGTTGTGCCGGATTGCGAGCCGGCAGGGGGTGAGCGTGTCCCGAGTGTTGCGGTACGCAGCGGTCAGGCTGGTCAGGTTGCAGAAGGACGAGCGCGGCGGAGCGGTGAGGCTTTAATGATTAGACGCACGGTCTGGATTGACGGCGAGGACGGCACGGTCATCGACAACAGGGCGTTACAGGGCATCTATGACGCCGTGGAAGATGCGATGCAGCAGCAGAAGGCCGAGCAGGTCCAGCAAGCAGCGAAGCCCACGGGCGTGGCTGCGGTGCTGGCGGGCGGCTTAGTCGCGGTTGGGGGCTCTGCGCGGGTGACGCGGCGCGGCCTACTTGGCCTTAGTTGGCTCGGCGTACATCGCCGCCCATAGGCACGCAATGACCCCAATCAGCGCCATGGTGCCCCAGAGCGCCAGTTCGGCGCCGGCTCCTAGCGCGTAAGCCGTGTCATGGCTGTCCACGTCAAACCCCATTATGGTCTGGTGCATGGGAATCCAGCACAGGAACGCCCAGACCCCTGCACCAACCTGCCAGCGTCGTCGTGTCGTCATAGCCCCCTCCTGGCCAATCCTACCCTGAATAAACGTAAACATTAAATAGGCGGTTCCACTAATCCCCCCAGACTGGACCTGCGCCCGTGTCTCAACACGCGCGTAACACCAGTTTTGGCGACGACTTCCTCGACCCCGGCGACGGTTGGAGCGGTGCTGCAGCATCCCGTCTATTCGACGTGGGCACCCGTGTGGCGGAAGCTCGTTCACATCTACGACGGCTCTGGCGGGTTCATGGATGGCACCTATCTGGTGGCGCATCCCCGCGAATGGAAAGACTACACCGCGGACAATCCCCGTATCCCCACGAAGAAGCTGCGGGCGCGTCGGGCCTTGGCCCGGTACGAGAACGTCGCGGCGGTCATTCTGGACCAGAAGCGGGCGGCGCTGTTCCGTGAGTCGGTGACGCGCACGGTGGGGGATGGGAAGGGCGAGACCACGCACCCGATCGAGGACTGGTGGGCCAACGTCGATGGCGAGGGTTGCTCCATCGATGACTGGATCAGCGAGTCGTTCGTCTGGGCGGGGTTGTTTGGTCATGTCTTCCACTACATGGACCGGACGGTCGGTGTTGAGGGCGAGACGCAGGCGGATGCTGGCGCGTTGATCCTGCGGCTCTACAACCCACTGGACGTGCCGGATTGGTTGCAGACGGATCGCGGGGCATTGACGGCGGTGAAGCTGCTGGAGCCCACGCCGAGGGAGAGCATCAACGACGCTTCGACGCTGAGTGATGGCGTCTACATGGAGCGCGTCGTCACAGCCGAGACCTGGGAGCTCAGGAAGGCCGAGCGGCAGGGTAAGACCGGATCGCGCGTGTCGGTGACGAAGGTAGACGGGCCGCACCCGCACGAGTTCGGCGTCTTGCCGGTGGTGGTGCAGTACGCGAAGCGCAAGGCCTTGGCGCCCTTGATTGGTCAGCCGATTCTTGGCGACCCGAACAACTACATCGACCTCTACAACCTGACGAGCGAGATCCGCGAGCTGTTGCGCTCGCAGACGTTTGGGCTGTTGAACGTGCCGCTTGGGTCTGGTGCGGAGCGCGTCGGGGTGGATGAAGCGCAGCGGATGATGGGCGATGAGAAGGGCGCGGAGAACGTCATCTTCACGCCGGTCCTGGCCCAGTATCTCCAGCCCGATACCGAGAACGTCTCGGTCCATCAGGAAGAGCGCACGCAGCTCGTCCGCACCATCTACCGCTTAGCGGGTCTGCCGTGGGAGTCCGACAGCCAGGACGCCGAGGCGGAAGGCTCGATGAAGTTGAAGCGGGAAGACCTCAATCAGTTGTTGTCGATGTATGCCAGCAACTGCCGCGCGACGGAGATCGCGATTGCCAAGCTGTGGTTCCGCGGGACGTATGGCGACTCCTGGGAGAAGCAGTGGGACGAAGCCAACGTCCAGATCAACTACCCGCAGACGTTTGACGTGACGCCGTTCGCGGAGGCGCTGGAGCGGGCGCAGGCATCGATCACGCTGGAGTATGGGCCGAAGTTCAAGGCGGAGCAGCAGAAGCGGTTGCTGCCGCAGTTCTTCCCCGATGCCCCTCCGGGCGTGATTGAGGAGTTAGAGGCGGAGTGTGACGCGGTGAGCGAGGAGAACGCGGAAGCGGCCAAGGCTCAGAAGGAAGCGGACGTGGAAGCCACCAAGGCTAAGGCCAGCGGAGGCTTCGGCGCGTGACCGAGTCCTTAGCCCTCCTGAGCGAAGCCGAGAAGTTAGCCCGCGTGGCGGACGAAGTCGGCCAGACCTATGCCACCGAACTGGCGCGCGTGCTTCGGGAGCTGGAACGGAGCCTGCGGCAGATGGCGCTGGAGGCGTTGTCTGGGAAGCAGACGGCCCTGTCGCGTGCGGTGCGAGCCGGGAAGATGCGGGCGCAGGTCAAGGCGGCCTTGAAGGCGGCGGGGTATGACTCGCTGGCCGAGCAGGCGACTGGTGTAGGGCTCGACGCGATGCTGGTGCAGGTCGAGCGGTTACGCGGCGCGGCACGGCTGGCCGCCTTCACGTCTTCGGACCAGAGCCGCATTCTGGCGCTGAAGCAGTTGGCGCGGATGGACGTGCTCGGGCATGGGGCGGAGATCGCCCAGACCCTGTGGCGCACGTTGATGCGGGGACTGTTCGCGCAGCAGAAGCCCGCTGACCTGATGCACGACCTGGCCGAGACGCTGGACGTGGAGCTGTATCAGGCGCGGACGCTCTATGACACGACCGTGAACGTGTTCGCGCGGCAGGTCGAGGCGATGAAGTCTCGGGAGGGCGACGTGTTCGCGTTCCTCGGGCCAGCGGATACGAAGCTGCGGCCGTTCTGCCACGCGCACGTCGGGAAGGTGTTCACGCGCGAGCAGATTGACGCGCTGGACAACGGGCAGGTGGGGAACGTGTTCCTGACTGGCGGAGGCTACAACTGCCGGCACCAGTTCGTGGCGGTCAGCAAGGTCTCGGAGTTGCGGAACCTCGCCGGCACGAACCAGCGCATCCCGGAAGTAGACGCGCAACTCGGCGCCGTGGGTGGGAAGAAGGCGGCGTGATCGCCTCGGGCCTGTTGTTT